ATTAAAATTAAAAGAGAAGTTACTGAATGAAAAGTTAAAGAATGATAATATAAAGAATAATGATTTGGAAATTGAAAATAAAATCGACAATTTTGACGACGAAAATGGAGATAGCTATAGACTTAATAACATATTAACAAATAATAACATTCTAAACGATGGAAAAATTGACGGAATTTTTTGATTATCAGGAATTTGGAATCACCGATAAAACGGACATTTCAATTAGAGAAAACATTAAAAAGTTGGTTGTTAATGTAATGAAGAAAATACGGGCGGAATATGCAATGCCTATATTCATAACAAGCGGCTACAGAACGCCCGAACATAACAAGAAAGTCGGCGGGGTATCAAACAGCCAGCATCTTTTCGGAGAAGCATGCGACTTTACGGGCAGAGACTTTAAAAGATTACTAAGAATTATTGATGAGTTGGATGATAAAGGGTTATTAAATTACGACCAGCTCATTATATATAGGAAAAGACAATTCATTCATATTTCTTACAGGAATGAATCGATAAACAGAAATCAGAAAATCGTTAAACTTTAAATTAAGAAAGGAGGTGTGATTATGGAGAATTTCCCTGTGACGGAAATCGCAACAGCCGTGATGGCGGTGGTAAGCTATCTACTCGGGAGACTTACAAAGAGAGTTAAAAAGTAGTATTATCGTAAGGGTGGGTGGGATGGCATTTATTATGAAATTTACAACAAAAAGCGAATTTGTAGATGTAGATACGGGAGAAATATTACCGTTTACACACAAGGAGCAACTAAAGCAAACAAATTATCAAATTATCAACATTAAAAAAACTTACAATTATGACAAAGAAAAAAGCAAGTGCCTTATTAGAAGAACAAATGAGTGTAGGCACACAGGACAACAAACAATCAACTTCTGAAAACATGTTGAAATATGTTACCATAGAAGGTTCACCATTTACAGCAATTCAGCTTGAAAATGGAAGATGGGCTTTAGTAATGGGTGACCAACTGGTGAGCGACCAAACATTTGAAGATGTGGATGAGGCAACGGCATTTGTGGAATCAAAACCCTGGAGCCTGATAATGACAGCTTCATATATTTATGTGGACTATATTAACAAGAATATTAACGACTTAAAACAAGAAAACAATGTTAAGTAAAAATTTAGGCGGAGACCGTTTAGGAAGCGGCAATAAGATGCGTATTCAAATGCGCAATTACGAACGTAGCACACACGACTTAAGCTACTTGTGGAGAAGTACAATGGCTGTTGGAACATTAGTACCTTATATGAAAATTCTTGGATTGCCAGGTGACACATTCGATATTGATTTAAATGCACATGTATTGACATTGCCAACGGTGGGACCGCTGTTTGGTAGCTTTAAACTACAATTAGACGTATTTGTTTGTCCGTTAAGGTTGTACAATGCACAGCTACACATGAACAAATTGAATGTTGGCTTAGACATGAGTAAAGTAAAATTTCCACTTGCTGTGTTTAATACTTCTGCATTAAGTGAAAATAAAGATTTACCCATTGAAACAAGACAAATATCTCAATCATCATTATTAGCTTATCTTGGTCATAGGGGTAACGGTTATCAAGATGGAACTACAGCACCGATGAGACATATAAATGCAATACCTATTTTAGCATATTACGACATTTACAAAAATTACTATGCTAATAAGATGGAGAATGTTGGATATATTATCCAGGGAGGTGCAAGTAGTGAGATTGGAGTAAGAATAGTAAATGGTGGAGTTGTTACATTTCCTGGTACATTACCACAAACACGATTAGGAATAGAAGTACCGGAAACAGTTGAAGCGAGAGATATAGTTGTTAAACATCAAAGTGGAACGTATACTTTACCACAAGCATTTTACGATATTCAAAGATATAGTGAAAGTGGAACAACAATATTTATTGTGTCAGGTTTAAAAAATGGAATTAATGTAGGGACAACAGAAGGTTTTTTCTATGCTGATGAAAGCAAAAATCTAAGAATGTTGCAATTTCCATTAGAAAACATTGATTTAATGAGAGAGAAGATTTTACAACAACCGTCGTCATCTGCATTGATTTTAACCGGTTCAGCTAACACTTTAGAGCCATATAGAAGTATATTTAAACGTGTGCAAGATGCACCGCCTTCAGAATTAACGAAACATTCATACAGTTGGTTCGCCATGAATGGTTTGGCATTGAAAACTTATCAATCTGATATATTTAACAATTGGCTAAGGAATGACGTTGTAAACGGAACAGGAGGGACAAGTATAAATGAAATTTCGGCAGTAAGTACCGCGAGTGGCAAGTTTACAATTGACAGTTTAAACTTAGCCAAAAAGGTTTACGACATGTTGAATAGAATCGCAGTAAGTGGTGGTAGTTATGAAGATTGGATAAGTGCAGTTTATACGCACGAACCATATAGACGTACTGAATCACCCGTGTACATGGGTGGACTAAGTAAGGAGATTGTATTCCAGGAAGTAGTGGCAAATTCGGGATTTGAAAACAATTATGGAGAGAAAGAGGCACTTGGAACTCTCGCAGGAAGAGGAATATTGTCTAATAAACATAAGGGGGGAAACATTTATATAAAATTAGATGAACCTTCTTATATAATTGGAATTATCTCTATTACACCACGTTTGGACTATAGTCAGGGGAATGATTGGGACATGAAGTTAAGGACAATGAATGACTTGCATAAGCCTGCGTTGGATGGTATCGGTTTCCAAGACTTAATAACAGACCAAATGGCTTTTTGGGAAACGCATGGAACAACAAATGAACCGATTTATTATAGTGCAGGGAAGCAGCCTGCGTGGCTTAACTACATGACAAACTTCAATAAGTGTTATGGAAACTTTGCAAATCCTAACGACCAAATGTTTATGACATTGAACCGACGTTATGAATGCGATGAAACGACATGGAGAATTAAGGACTTAACTACCTATATTGACCCAAAAAAGTTTAACTATATCTTTGCAGATACTGAAAGAGATGCTCAGAATTTTTGGGTGCAGTTGGCAGTAGATATTACAGCGAGAAGAAAAATGAGTGCTAAAATTATTCCTAATTTGTAAACTATGAAACGACTCAAGATTCAAAACAGAACAATGATAGAATTGAACGATTCTATCGAAGGTGAAACAATAGAGCAAAAAGTTATGCGGATAACGGAGAATAACGAGCCGATAACGGACGGAGCGCCTATTATTTTCACGGCAAGAAAGGATGGAGTTTTACCAGCCTATGATGTGAGGACTGACAGATTTGAGATAGCAATCGAGGGTATGGACTACGTTGCAAAAAGTAATTTCGCAAGACGTAAGGACTATTTGAATGCCCTTGAGAAAGGAGAGCTAAATGATGGTGATAGTGGCGAGACGCCAGCCAATACAAGCGACAATTAACAGAGTAATTTTTTTGTTAAAAACGAACAAAAACGCAAGCGGTACGCATGTATTCTTTATTATCAAGAGAAACTTGTGTACCGCTTTTAAAAAAAGCAACGAAAATGAATCCAGCAATAATATCAATGATACCAGCAGGTATAAGTGCAGCTGAAAGCTTAATGGGAATGTTTGACATAGGTGGAAACAGGTTACGTAACAAACAAATTGAACAACAGAAAAAACTAACAGACATACAAGTAGAAGCCCAAAAAGAATTGGCTAATTATGGTATGGGAATTAGTAAGGAAATGTTTGATTACACAGGTTATGTCGGACAAAGACGGCAAATGGAACAAGCAGGGTTAAACCCTGCGTTAATGTACGGGCACGCAGGCGCTGGAGGCTCAACAATGAGTGCAAGTGCAGGTAATGTATCAGGAGGGCATGCAAGTGACGAAGCAGCGTTAAAACAAGCGCAAATTGCTCAACAGGGCATGGCATTACAATTAGCGAAACTAAGTAGCGAGATAGACGTGAATAAAGCAACTGCGAAAGAAAAAGAAGCTAATGCAGAACTTATGAGCGAAAAGAAGACTACTGAAATCAATCAGAGAGATGTGCTAATAGAGAAACTTAGACAAGAAGGCGTTGCGCAATGGTTTGAAAACCTAGAAAGCGAAGTAAAGCGTGGAGAACCATTACAGGACAATGAAGTGCAATTATTCAGAAATGCACGACTAAATGTATCAACATCATTCCAAAAAGTGTCGCTATGGAATCAGGAAGTAACAACAGCAATAGCGAAAACTATGGCGGAGATAGGTTATACAGAAGCGCAAGAACTACTAACTAACAAGAAAGCAGAGGGATATTGGCAGGAATTATTAAACGCAACTAAACAAGCCGATGCAGAAGCTGTTAAAGCAGCCGCAATAAAACTGTCCACAGAATGGGAGACGGGTGAATATACCAACTGGCGAACATGGGCAGATTTAGGAGTGAAAGCGGTTAATACAGTAGCGAACGCCATAAAATGAGACTGAACTTCGTTCAGGTTTTATGGGGCTTCGCCCCCATCCCCCGCCTGCAGCTAAGATTCATTAAACGAAACGTCAGGATAAACCGTAGATGGAATTACAGATTTTAAATTTTATGTTTAAGATGGAATTACAGACTTAAAACTATGTGTCTATATCCGAGATTAGTAGAGAATCCGAAATACAAGCCGAACAAGAAAAATGGGGGGGTAATACCCCCCATTTCGGATAATAGAGTACGATTTGTAGCCATAGGCTGCGGAAAGTGTATAGAATGCCGAAAACAAAAAAAAAGAGAATGGCAAGTCAGAATGTTGGAGGACATCAAAACGAATAAAAATGGGAAGTTTGTAACATTGACTTTTGACAGAGAAAGCCTAATAAAACTACAAGACGAGGTTGGTTATATAAGTGACAACTATTTACAGAATAATGAAGTAGCAACTTTAGCAGTAAGAAGATTTCTTGAACGATGGAGAAAAAAGTATAAGAAGAGCGTTCGACATTGGTTGGTAACTGAACTGGGTCATACGGGAACAGAAAGAATTCACTTGCATGGGATAATTTGGACTGACGAAGAAAATGAAGTAATTGAAAAAATTTGGAGTTACGGTTTCGTGTGGTTTGGGACTTATGTTAACGAAAAGACAATAAACTATATTATCAAATACATAAACAAGATAGATAAAGACCATCCCAACTACGTGTCGAAGATACTTTGTAGTAAAGGAATCGGAAGTAACTACGTGAACACCTATAATGCAACGAGGAACAAATATAATGGAACTGATACTAAAGAATACTATGTAACACGTACAGGACACAGATTATCTTTACCTATTTATTACCGAAACAAAATATACAATGAAGATGAAAGGGAACAACTATGGTTACAGAAGTTGGACAAGGAAGAACGGTGGGTTATGGGTGAGAAAATAGACGTAAGTGAAACAGACGAAGAATATATTAAATGTAGAGAACACTATCGAAGAGTAAACGCAACACTTGGATATGGAGATGACAGAAAGAATTGGGACGAAAAGCAATACAAAAATCAATTAAAGAAATTAAAATTAAAAGAGAAGTTACTGAATGAAAAGTTAAAGAATGATAATATAAAGAATAATGATTTGGAAATTGAAAATAAAATCGACAATTTTGACGACGAAAATGGAGATAGCTATAGACTTAATGACATATTAACAAATAATAACATTAAAAACGATGGAAAAATTGACGGAATTTTTTGATTATCAGGAATTTGGAATTAGCGATGAAACGGACATTTCAATTAGAGAAAACATTAAAAAGTTGGTTGTTAATGTAATGGATATAATAAGGGCAGAATATGGAATGCCTATATATATAACAAGCGGCTACAGAACGCCAGAACATAACAAAAGAGTTGGCGGGGTAGCAAATAGCCAACATTTGTACGGAGAGGCATGCGACTTTACAGGGAGAGACTTTAAAAGATTACTAAGAATTATCAATGAATTAGATGATAAGGGGTTGTTAAATTACGATCAACTCATTATATATAGGAAAAGACAATTCATTCATGTATCTTATAGGAATGAATCAATAAACAGGAATCAAAAAATCATTAAATTATGAAAGGAGGTGTGTAACTATGGAGAATTTCCCTATTACGGAAGTCACGACAGCCATTATGGCGTTGGTAAGTTTTCTGGTAGGTAGAATTACGAAGAAAATTAAAAAGTAGTATTATCGGAAGGGAGGGTGGGATGGCATTTATTATGGTTTATACAACTAAAAGCGAATTTGTGGATGTAGATACGGGAGAAATATTACCGTTTTCACACAAGGAGCAACTAAAGCAAACAAATTATCAAATTATCAACATTAAAAAAACTTACAATTATGACAAAGAAAAAGGCAAGTGCCTTATTAGAAGAACAAATGAATGTAGGCACACAGGACAACGAACAATCAACTTCAAATGAAAGCATTTTGAGTTATGTTACAATTGAGAATTCACCATTTACAGCAATTAAATTACAAAATGGAAGATGGGGTTTAGTGATGGGGGATCAACTCGTAAGTGACCAAACTTTTGAGGATGTAGATGAAGCATCGAAATTTGTGGAATCAAAACCCTGGAGCCTGATAATGACGGCCTCATATATCTATGTTGACTATATTAACAAGAATATTAACGACTTAAAACAAGAAAACAATGTTAAGTAAAAATTTAGGTGGTGACCGCTTGGGAAGCGGTAACAAGATGAAAATCCAAATGCGGAACTATGAACGTTCGACGCACGATTTGAGCTATTTGTGGCGAAGTACAATGGCAACTGGAACATTAGTGCCTTATATGAAAATATTAGGACTTCCAGGCGATACTTTTGACATTAATTTGAATGCACATGTATTGACATTGCCAACCGTGGGGCCGCTTTTCGGTAGCTTTAAACTACAATTAGACGTATTTGTGTGTCCGTTAAGGTTGTACAATGCACAGTTGCATATGAACAAACTAAACGTAGGCTTAGATATGAGTAAAGTGAAATTTCCACTGGGTGAAATTGTTACATCTGGATTAAATGCTAATAAAGATTTGCCGGTTGAAACAAGACAAATATCTCAATCATCACTATTAGCATATCTTGGTCATAGGGGTAACGGTTATGAAAATGATAGTTATGCACCTATAAGAAATATAAATGCAATGCCTATCTTAGCTTATTACGACATTTATAAAAATTACTATGCGAACAAAATGGAGAATGTTGGTTATATTATCCAGGGAGGTGCAAGTAGTCAGATTGGAGTAAGAATAGTAAATGGTGGAGTTGTTACATTTCCTGGTACATTACCACAAACACGATTAGGAATAGAAGTACCGGAAACAGTTGAAGC